GTATGGAAGTAATGCATGAAAGAAATGCACACAACTTCCCACTTGACTTAGCTTCAACTGAGTCAACAGAAGTTGCATTAACAGCTCCACAAATTGGCTAAAAATTTTTGCACAGTTTTAACACTAATAACAAATTTATTTATCATTGCTGGTGTTACCCGACACTGGCAGCCACGTCCGTTCATCCCTTCGGGGACGCATGACACCACAGCATGGAACGGGGTTGTGGTATATGGAGATGACACATGAAAGTTACTTTCGTATATCGTGGCGTTGCTTACACAAGAGTAATCAAGTAGGTGATTCAGGGAGGTTCAATTCCTCCCTACTCAATTTGGCTTTTGCCCTCCGAGGAGGATACCATTAGCCGTCGACGGTGGGAATCAGACCACAAAGCGTGCAGTCTCACGCTAGACTAAATAAGACTGACAACTTTTTACGACGTCGTAGGTGTAAATATACATTCAAATTTTAGGTAAATGAATACTAATCAAGTTGGTGTAGGTAGAATTAACCTGTCCACTGGTTTAGGGTATGACGGTACTACTGATAAGTACGCAACCTACCTTAAATTGTTCAGTGGGGAGATGTTTAAAGGCTTCCAACACAACACAATCGCTCGTGATTTAGTCACTAAGCGTACATTAAAGAACGGCAAATCATTGCAGTTCATTTATACAGGTCGCATGACCAGTTCTTATCACCAACCGGGAACACCCATATTGGGTAATGCTGACAAGGCACCTCCAGTTGCTGAAAAGTCTATTGTTATGGACGACCTACTCATCAGTTCTGCATTCGTGTATGACTTAGATGAGACTCTTGCTCATTACGAATTGAGAGGAGAAATTTCAAGAAAGATCGGTTATGCTCTTGCTGAGAATTATGACCGTAAGATCTTTAGAGCTTTAGCTCGTGGTGCTCGTGCAGCATCTCCAATCTCTGCTTCTGGATTTGCAGAACCCGGTGGAACACAGATACAACTTAACGCTACAAACAACGCTACTCAAGCAACAACTGCTAGTAACTTAGTTAATGGTTTTTATGAAGCTGCAAGCGTACTAGATGAAAAAGGTGTAAGTTCTGACGGAAGAGTAGCTGTTCTTAACCCAAGACAGTACTACGCACTTATCCAAGCAACTGGAGATAGTGGACTTATAAACCGTGACGTACAAGGTTCAGCTTTACAATCAGGTAAAGGTGTTGTTGAAATCGCTGGTATTAAGATCTACAAATCTATGAACATACCTTTCTTAGGTAAGTTTGGTACAACTGCTGCTCCAACTAATGCTGGAGACTTTGTAGGACCAGACATGGATTCTGCTGGTGGAACTATAACTGCTGCTTATGCAAGATCAGGTACAGCAATAACAGTTACTAAAACTGCTCATGGTATTTCTGTAGGAGACAAAGTAACATTCACAGCAACTGCTGGTGCTGGAACAACTGGTGTTTACACTGTTGCTACTGTACCAAATGCTAATACTTTCACTATTACAGATACAGTTAGTGGTACTGTTTCAAGTTCTGCATGTACTTATTCAATCTTTGGTATCAACAACAGCTACGGTACTTCAGGTGCCTTTGATGGTTCTTGTGGACTTATCTTCCAAAAAGAAGGAGCTGGTATTGTAGAGGCAATTGGACCTCAAGTACAGACAACTAATGGAGACATCTCAGTGGTTTACCAAGGGGATGTGATATTGGGGCGTCTAGCTATGGGGGCGGATTACTTAAATCCTGCTGCCTGTGTAGAATTATATGTTGGCTCATCTGCGCCTGCTGCATTCTAAGCAAAACTTTTATTTTTTATACGGGAGCTTCGGCTCCCTTTTTTTTTATGACCCAAATAGCAACCGATACCGAACTATCCGCAGTAAACTCTATCTTGGGTAGTATTGGTCAGTCACCTGTTACAGCTACTACAGGAACTGCATTAAATAATCCTGAAATTTCCTTCATCGTAAACTTACTAGGTGAAGTAAATAAGGATGTACAAAATGAAGGCTGGCATTTCAATACTGAATACCATGAATCTTCAGCAACTCTTGTCGATTCCAATGGACATATAACTATTGGGAATGACATTCTTCGTTATGACATTTCTGATGGTCAATCAGTTAGATCAAAAGATGTAGTTAGAAGAAATGGAAAACTATATGACTTAGTAAATCACACATATGTTTTGGGAGGAGAAGTATCTTTAGATGTAACTCGTCTTGTTCAATTTGTTGATTTACCTCCTGTCTTTCAAAGATATGTAATCTCTCGTGCAGCTTCTAGAGCTGCTGTTCAATTAGTTTCTAATGCTGAACTTGTAAAACTACTACAAACACAAGAAGCTTATGCAAGAGCAAGTGTTATGGAATATGAAACACAACAAGGAGATCACAGCTACATGGGATGGGACCACAATTCTTCTTACAGATCTTATCAACCTTATAAAGCACTTAGACGATAATGGCAAATATTACACAAACAGTACACGCCCTTACTCAAGGTATATCCCAGCAGCCTGACGAACAAAAAATACCGGGTCAGGTTAAAGACTTAGTGAATGCAATACCAAATGTTACTGAAGGATTACTTAAGAGACCGGCTGGAAAGTTTGTGGCATCCTTAAGTGACAATTCAGATGCAGCGAAAAACTCAGATTCAACTGGTAGATGGTTTCATTATTATCGTGATGAGAATGAACAGTACATAGGACAGATATCACAAAATGGTACTGTCAAAATGTGGGCTTGTAATGAAGTAAGAAATCCTATAAATAATGCCTTAATACATGAAGCTGGAGATTCAGTAAATGTGGTTGATGTCACAACAACTAGGGCTGGGTCTAGTTCATCTCCTTTATATACTTACTCCGACGGATCTACTGGTACAAAATATTTAAAACATACTGGCGAAGAAGATATTCAAACATTAACTCTTAACGACTTTACTTATCTAAACAACAGAAAAGTAACTGTTGAAATGGATTCATTAATAGAACCAGACACAAATTTCAGAAAAGAAATGTTTGTTGAATTAAAATCCATAGCTTATGCAAGACAGTATGCTTTAAACCTGTTTAGTGATACTTCATTATCTACTGTTAAAACTGCTACAAGGATTAAGGTTGAGCTAGAGGCATCCAGTAATAACTACTGTGATACTGATGGTACAATGGCTGACCATGTTTATAGACTGCAAAGATCTACTAGGTGTAGTGAAGCTGCTAATGAAGGAAGAGATGCTTATGCACCTAATGTAGGAACTAGAATTTTTAGTGTTTCTGATGGCGATCAATTAACTGACCATAATGCCGTTGGTGGTAATAGTCAAAGTACAAATCATGGTTTTACAATTGATGTAAAAAATTCAAGTAACTCTAGTGTTAACCGAGGAAAAAATCTTTACTTCCGTATAGCAACTACAGGACAGTCAGTTCCGTTTTCTAAAACAACTGGTACTGGTAGTGATGCAACAGTAACTACAACTTACCAAGCTAGATATACAACTACATTTGATTTACTTCATGGTGGACAGGAATGGGAAGTTGGAGATTACTTTTATATTTTGATGAAAGATGCTTACTATAGGGTAACTATAGAAGCAACAAGTACAGCTCTTGTACAAGCCAACCAAGGATTAATAAGACCACAACCAACTCCTTTCGATACAGAAACAACTATTACTGCTGAAAGTATTTTAGGAAGTATTAGAAGAGAAATAACAGGTAACGATACTGATACTGGTAATGGATTTATAACACAGCAAATAGGTACGGGACTTTATCTTAGAAGACCTGACGCTTGGTCAACTAGCTCAAGTTACTCAACAAATAATTATGTAAGTCATATTGATAGTAGCGGTAATGATCGTATTTATAAAGCAACAGGATCTATAAGTAGTGGTGGTACACCTCCTACTCATACCTCTGGAACAACAAATAATTGGTTGTACTTTGCTGATGCAAAATTTAATGGATCAACACCAGTAGCTGAACTACTTAATGTAGTAGCTGGTCAAGTTAAAGATGTAGGTGATTTACCAACCCAATGTAAACATGGCATGGTTGTTGAAGTAATTAATAGCTCTGCTGATGAAGATAACTATTACGTAAAGTTTGAAGGAAACAACGAAAGAGATGGAGAAGGTGTGTGGATAGAATCTGCTAAACCGGGAAGAAAAATAAGACTAAAAAGAGACACTATGCCAGTAGCTCTAATAAGAACTGCTGATGGTAATTTTAGATTAACTGAGCTAGATGAATCTACTTATAATATCGGTGGTGTGCAACAACCTACAGTTCCTTTCTGGGATGATGCTTTAGTAGGTGATGAAGACACTAACCCAGAACCTTCGTTTGTAGGAAAGACTATAAACAAAATGGTGTTCTTTAGAAACAGATTTGCTTTACTAGCAGAAGAAAATATAGTTCTTTCTAGAGCTGGTGACTTTACAAACTTCTTTAGTAAGTCTGCTATTACTTTTATTAACAGTGATCCTGTAGATATTTCTGCAAGTTCTGGATACCCTGCAACTCTTTTTGATGCAATACAAGTTAATACAGGTTTAGTTTTATTTTCAAAAAATCAACAGTTTATGTTAACTACCGATAGTGATGCTTTCGGTCCTTTAACAGCTAAGATAAATAACCTTTCTTCTTATAACTTTAACTTCCAAACCAATCCTATCTCTCTTGGTACCACAATAGGTTTCTTAGATAATGCTGGTAGATACTCTCGTTTCTGGGAATTAGCACAAGTAGCTAGAGAAGGTGAACCACAGGTAATAGAACAGAGTGCAGTTGTTTCTAGATTATTTGCTAAAGATTTAAAATTTATTTCTAACTCTAGAGAAAACTCAGTTATATTTTTCAGTGAGAAAGGCAATAAAAATCTTTATGGATTTAAATACTTTAACCAAGTTTTAGAACGTAAATTAGCTTCTTGGTTTAGATGGGAAATTACTGGAAATATTCAGTATCATTGCATATTAGATGATTCTTTATTTGTAGTTGTTGAAAACAATGGTAAGAATCAACTTTTAAGATATGCAATTAAATTAGAAGATTCTACAGCAACTATTGATAGTGCTAACTACAGAGTTCATTTAGATCATTTGATGAAGATTGAACATACAGGAGCTGATGCAGTAACAGTTACATATAATTCCACAACCAATAAATCAACATTTGCTAAACCAGTTGGATTAGAAAGTACTAATCAACTTGCTGCTTATGACACAGATACTGGTAATCAGTTAGGAAGGTATGCAACAGTTACAGTCAATGGTTCTAATTTAGAAATAGATGGAGATTGGTCAGGTCAGACTTTCTTAATAGGATATCTATTTACTATGAAAGTACAGCTTCCTACTATTTACTACGTAAGAAGTGAGGGAGAAAACTTTAGATCTGACACAAGAGCTAATACTATTATTCATAGAGTCAAAATAGGTTTTGGTCCAGTAGGTTTATACAAAGCTATTGTTAAAAAGTTAGGAAGACCAACAGACTATGAAGAGACATTTGAAGTAACACAGAGTGATACATATGCAGCTAACGCAACTGCAATTGTTGATGATAATAATTTACGAATAGTACCAATTTACGAAAGAAATATAAACGCAGACATAACCATAGAATCTACCCATCCTTCACCAGCAACTTTACATAATTTTACTTGGGAAGGAATATATACAAACAACTTTTACGAGCGTGTCTAAATACATTCACCCAGCAACGTTAGAGGCTGCACTTCGTGTGGCTTCTAATTTATTACCAGATGACCGTAGGGAAGTAACAGAGGGTCATGGACATGATCCTGAAAATGCATTGATCGTAGGATATCAAAACTGCGACTCAGTATATTTTGAGGTACCTAACGGAGAGATAGCAGGCATGGCAGGAGTCCATAACAATGGACAAATCTGGATGCTATGTACGCCAGCTATTCACAAATATCCTCATACCTTTGCTAAAGAAGCATTGAGGTATGTGAAGTCAAGAAAAGAAAAGTTACTGTGGAACATTGTTGACGAAAGAAACAAAGTCCATATCAAGTTACTTAGGTTCTTAGGTTTTAAATTTCTTAGAAAAATAAACCATGGACCAAACAATTTATCCTTTATAGAATTTTGCCGTGTGTAGTCCAGCAGCAATCGGACCAGCATTCTCCGCTATAGGAGGTGCAGCCCAAGCCTCTCAAGCTAATGCTGAGAGAAGAAGAAATTATGAACATCAATTAAAAATACGTGAGCGTAAGTGGATGCAACGTATGGTCACTTATAGTTCAAAAAAAGTACAGTATGAACAAGAAGTAGATCAAGCGAATATAGCCGCACAGAGAGCTTACACAAGAACACAACTCCAGCTACAAAATGCAAAGTCTTTAGCATTCCTTGAGAATCAAGAAGACTTTAAAAAGATGCTACAAAACGAAGGAAACATAGAAGTCTCTGCTGCCGAACGTGGTATCAGAGGTAAATCAGTAGCAAGACAATTATCAGTTAATACAGCTAACTTTGGAATGAGTCAAAGACTCAGGTCTAGAGGTTTATCTATGGCTAGTTATCAAGCTAAAGAAGTTATGGGAGATGTAAATAGACAACTTAAAACAGCACTTAATAGATCCTTTGCAGGAGTAGCTATACAACCAGTACAAGATTTAGCACCACCACCACCAGTAATGCAGAACGTAGGTTTGACATTCATGCTAGGCATGGGTAATGCGTTAGGTGAAGGAATTATGGGCAACAAAGGTCTCATGGAAAAATGGGACAATAGCAAAGCAGGTGGAGGAACTGGTGGAGGAACATCTAATACAAGTTTCTATACTCCTTCTTCACCTTTAGTTGGTGGTAATTATATGGATTACAGTCCAAACATTAATTGGTACACACCATGATCCCAAATTACAACATAAGTGGTCAGTCACTAAATACTGAAGGAATAGCTGATGTTATTCCAGAACAGGAAAGAGAAGACGCACGAATACAGGCATCGGAAGAACGATACCTATCACAACTAGAAAAGAACTCAGCAGATAGAATTAAAAACTCTGAGAAGACATGGGGTCAACTAAGCTCCCTGTCTTCAAAGATGGGACAGATATTAAAAGAAAGACAAGACAAACATAGAGCAGACAGAGAAGCTCAAATTTCACTA